TTACAAGTTTGATGATGAATTAACGATTGACCAGGCACGTAAGTTTGTTGCAGATATTGACTTTACCGAAGCCCAAGAAGCCGAGGACGTTAAAGACGAGGAGCGATTAATTAATACGATTCTTCAGGCTCAAATTCGTGTTGAGGTTGATGGGTTTAATTATAACCGTTCGATTGCTGAGTTTATTCAGATTGCTATTGGTTCGGTTGGTGATAATAAAATGCATTCAATTGATGCGACAAAAGCACTCGAGAGACACGGGTTAAAAATTGATGGTGAACATCTATTAATAGCAAATAACCACTCAGCATTGCAATCCATTTTAAATGATACTGCTTGGGGTTCAGGTTGGGCTAGGGTGTTAATTCGTCTTGATGGGGCGGTAAAACCGAAAACGCCAGTGCGATTTAATGGAATATTATCACGTTCAATAAGTGTGCCAATTGGGGTTATTTTCGGATAATGTTACAGTTTTATTTTGCTGTAACAGTCTGTAACAAGCTAAGTCATTGATTTTAAACACTTGTTACAATGTTACAGTTTCCTAGAAAATATAGACATAATAAGACATAGAGACTAATAAAGGCATATATCTCTTATAATATCTATATTTCTTTATATATTGTAACATTGTAACAAAAAGTCTATAAAACTTTTAAATTCAACGACTTACAAATGTTACAAATTTTAAAAAAGTTGTAACAAGCTGTAACAACTGTAACAAACATCGTTTTTATAGGCTTTATATGGTTTTTTTCAACATTCAAACAAATTTAGGTATAATGGCTTTAACAACATAGGATTTAGAATTATGAGCAACACAATTAAAGTTATTCGTTCAAGCGGTAAGACAAAAAACTTTCTCGATGTGTGTGGCGTGGAATATGAACCAAAGGGCGAAAATGTAGAAGTGGAAATTTCAATCGCTGGCGGTGATTCTGCTACACATGATTTTTTTATTGAAACGGTGACACTCAATAGCGGTGACCAAGCTTACTTGGTTAATTCGCAAGGAACGACAGTCGATATGATTAGGGTTAAAAAATGAGTAATAGAAAAATAGAATATATTAGTATTGATGAATTTGTTCCATACGCTAGAAATACAAGAACGCACAGCGATGAACAAGTGGCGCAGATTGCAGCAAGCATTAAAGAATTTGGGTTTAATAACCCAGTTTTGATTGACCAAGAAGGTGGAATAATTGCTGGTCATGGTCGGGTATTAGCATCAAGAAAATTAAAACTAAAAGACGTGCCTTGCATTCGCTTATCGGATTTATCAGAAGCACAAAAGAAAGCTTATATTATCGCGGACAATAAGCTTGCATTAAACGCTGGCTGGGATGATAAATTGCTGGCGCTAGAGATTCAAGAATTGCAAGAGTTGAATTTTAATATTGACTTGCTTGGTTTTGATGATATTGAAATGGCTAATTTATTTAACGTTGTTGAGGAAGATAATTCGCCAAAAGAAGAAATTTACCATGAAGCATTTTCAATAATTATTGATTGCAAGGATGAAGAAGAACAAGAAAAAATATTTAATAGATTAGATTCGGAGGGCTATAAATGCCGAGTTCAAAGTTTGTAGTTTCATCAAAAGTTCAAAAGTCTTTTAGAACAGAAAAAATAAAGGGCATGTTTGATGTTGATAAAGATGAAATCAAAAAAGAATTTGATATTAATATTCCTATTGAAGAAAAAAACTGGAATATAGGGTTAATAGTTGGCGCAAGTGGAACTGGGAAGACAACTATTGCTAAAGAAGTATTTAAAGAGTTTGATTTGTTTAAAGGCTTTGAATGGTCAGAAAAAGCCGTTGTAGATGATTTTAATGAAAGATTTGGCGCAAAAGAAATAACAGAAGCATTATCAAAAGTAGGGTTTAGTTCACCACCTGATTGGTTAAAGCCGTTTGGTGTTTTATCTAATGGGCAAAAAATGCGAGTAGAACTAGCCCGCCTTATTCTAGAGTCAGATAAGCCTGTTATTTATGATGAATTTACTTCGGTAGTAGACAGGCAAGTTGCACAAATAGGTTCTTCTGCAATACAAAAGTTTATAAGAAAAAATAATAAACAATTTATAGCAGTAAGTTGTCATTACGATATTGAGGAATGGTTAGAGCCTGATTGGGTTTATGATGTAAACAAAAAAGAATTTTACTGGGGGTCACTTAGGCGACCTAAAATTAAGGTTAATATCAGAAAAGCAAAATCATCAGAGTGGAATCTATTTAAAGAGTTTCATTATTTAAGTAGCAAACATAATAATTCGGCTCATTGTTATATTGCTGAAATAAATAATACAATTGTTGGCTGGTGTAGCGTTTTGCCATATGTAGGAAAAAGGCAAAAATTAAAATTAATTCATAGGGTTGTGATAATGCCTGATTATCAAGGGATTGGGTTAGGTGTTAAATTTTTAACTGAAATATCTAATATCTATAAAGAAAATAATTATGATATAAGGATAATTTCTAGTAATCCTTCAATATTTTTTGGATTAAAAAATAATAAAGATTGGTTATTAGTTAGAAAACCTTCAAGAGCAGGTGGCAAACTTGCTATTGGTGGGGCAAATAATCGCTTAACAGCATCATTTGAATATGTAGGTAAATAATTATGGGTAAACCAAGAAAAACATTAACAGAAGAGCAGATTATCCAAATTGAAGGGCTTGGTGCTGTTTTATCTATTGAGCAAATTGCTGATTATTTCGGCATGAGCAAGGTTACTTTTTACGCAATTATGGAACGTCAACCTGAAGTATCTGAACGGTATAAAAAAGGTAAGGCGAAAGCTATCGGTTCAGTTGCTAATGGGTTGTTAAAGCAAGCGCGTGAAGGTAATACTTCCGCATCTATGTTTTACCTTAAAACTCAAGCTGGTTGGCGTGAAACTAATCAAGTTGACCACACTTCAAGCGATGGTTCAATGACACCAAAACAAATAACAAGAGTTATTGTTGATGCAGAATCTTCAGATTCCAACGGCTAGGGTTTTTTTACCGTTATTTGAACCTGCTAGATACAAAGGCGCAAAAGGTGGACGTGGCTCGGCTAAGTCGCATTTTTTCGCTGAGTTGTTAGTTGAAGAGCATGTAATTAATGAAAATTTAAAATCCGTGTGCATACGCGAGGTTCAAAAATCATTAAAGTTTTCTGCTAAGGCTCTGATTGAATCTAAAATTAAAAAGCTTAATGTTGGACACTTGTTTGAGATAACTCAAAACGAGATACGCAGAAAGGACGCTGACGGAATTATTATATTTCAGGGTTTGCAAGACCATACGGCAGACTCAATAAAGTCGCTAGAGGGTTTTAATCGCGCTTGGGTTGAAGAGGCGCAAAGCATTTCTAAGCGTTCAATGGAATTATTGCTTCCAACTATACGAGAAGATAATTCGCAAATATGGTTTAGTTGGAACCCTGACCAAGCAGACGACCCTGTTGAGCAGTTATTTAATGCAGAACAAGATGATTGCATTTTAGTGCATAGTAATTATTTGGATAATCCGTTTTTGCCTGACACGTTGAAAAAAGAAGCTGAACGGCATATGCGAGTTAATCCGCAAACTTTTGGCCATGTTTGGCTAGGTGAATTTAATACGCTATCAGATAGCAAAATATTCAACGGCAAGTGGCGAACGGCTGATTTTGAAATTACAGAATCGTTTGATGGCCCTTATATTGGGTTAGATTTCGGTTTTTCAGCTGACCCGACTGCTTTGGCTGTATGTTGGATTTTTGAAAATCGTCTATATATTAGCCACGATGCTGGTAAGCAAGGGCTTGAATTGGACGACACGGCTCAATATTTAATCGAAGCCTATCCTAATATTACTAAAACAGTAATTAGAGCAGACAATGCGCGTCCTGAATCAATAAGCTATCTTAAACGTAGCGGATTGCCACACATTAAGGCATGCGAAAAAGGCAAAGGCTCAGTCGAGGATGGTATTGAGTTTATTAAATCTTTTGATGAAATTGTGATTCATGATAGCTGTCAAAACATGCAGAATGAAGCTCGGAATTATTCGTATGTAATCGACCGTCATAGTGGTGATATACTTCCACGTATTGAAGATAAACACAACCATTGGTGGGACGCGGTAAGATACGCGCTTGAACCGATTATGAAAGCCCGCAAAGCAGGCAAAGCCCCAAACTTTTTTAGGTAATTAAAATGGCAGATTTAAACAACGAAATTTTAAAAGGTCAAATCCAGGTTAATCGAATTATTAACACCTTGATTAAATCTGAATTAATACCTGCCATGAGTGATAATTATCGAGCTATTAGGTTGC